GCCCGTGATCTTGCACCTCCCCCTCGCTACCCATGGAGGCGTCTTTGCTTGGCAGAGAGGAGAAGTCCTCCACCGCCTTGTCGCAGATGTCATCGGGCACGGCGCCCAGGTACCAGATTGGGAGGTGACTCAAAGTTTTGCCTCCAGGGCGTCCAGACGATCCGCAAGTTCTTTAATGGCCTCTGCCAGCACGGCTGCGGAGTCGCCGTAGTTAATGCCGTAGGCATCATTGTCCGTCTGGTAGTAAACGATCTCCGGCAGGATAGGCTCAGTCTGCTGAGCAAGCCAGCCAACGCGGCGCTTCTTCTGTGCGTCATCGATCATGGTGTAGTACACGCCCACCATCTTGCGGACAATATCTAGCGCGTTGCGGATGGGCTCGATGTTCTCTTTCTTACGAGCGTCCGACGCCGCTACGTAGCTACCAGTCGAGTAAGAGGACCCGTTTATGTACTCCGCATAGCCGGAAGCTGTCGTACTGCCTCTAATGCCAAGACAGTTGTTACTAACGCTGTAATAAATGGGCCAAACACCACTAGCTTCCCGGTAAATACCGCCGTTGCCGCTACCGTCCGCCATGTAGTTCAGATGCGACGTGGTGGTGCCCATCAAGATACCGTAGTAGCTATTCTTGATGTTGGGTGCACCGTATCCGCCATAGCTAACGGAGTTGGCTTGTAGCAAACCAGTAGGCCCAGTCGGGCCGGTCGGACCAGTGGGGCCCGTTGCACCCGTGGGGCCAGGACTCCCCGTCGGGCCCGTGGGTCCGGTAGGTCCAGGGCTTCCCGTCGGTCCGGTTGCTCCCGTGGGGCCGGTGGGTCCGGTCGGGCCAGTAGCGCCTTGTGCGCCAGTAGCCGTAATAGTCCAAGAGGCAAACGTACCAGAACCTCCGGTCAGCGTCACGTTAACGGTCAGCGTGGTGCTGCTAAACGTTGTAACGGTGCCTTCCATGTAGTTGGCTGGCGACGCGGTACTGAAAATGCGGATGTACTGCCCAACCGCAAACGCCGTGGCGGTCGAGGCTACGTTAGTCGTGAATGACTTTGACCCGGTACCAATCGCCACCGATGACGCGGATGTCATGGCGGTGTAGCCTAAACCAGTAGGTCCGGTTGGGCCTGGGCTTCCCGTGGGGCCGGTGGGTCCGGTGGGTCCGGTTGCGCCTTGCGAACCAGTATCCGTAATTGTCCAAGATGCAAATGTACCAGAGCCACCAGTGTAATCCGGGCTTATTGTCAATGACGTTCCGGTGTAAGCCGTAATTCGACCGGCTATAAAGTTGGTTGTTGTCGCGCCAAAGGCACGAACATATTGACCAACAACAAAAGCGTTTGTGCCTTGCGCTTGATTAACCGTAAAAGTCTTTGATGAAAGCCCAATAGAAATTGATGTGGTTGATATCAGCCCAGCATATCCAAGTCCAGTCGGCCCAGTCGGGCCAGGACTGCCGCTTGGTCCGGTTGGGCCCGTAGGGCCGGTTGGACCAGTCGGTCCCGTGGGGCCAGTGGGAATAGTAAACGCAAATACCGCAGCACTGGACGTGCCCGTATTTACAACAGATGCTAGACCACCCGCCGGGCTGGTTGTGGTTGGACCAACGGCAATTGTTGCCGCAGTACCAGTAGGGCCGGTCGGGCCGGTCGGGCCAGTGGGTCCAGAAACACCCGCAGCCCATGTACCATCCCCGCGCCAGAAGGTGGAAGCCGATGCGCTTGTCCCACTGTTCAGGTTGGTGACCGGTAAGTTGCCCGTGACCTGTGTGGCCAAGTCAACCGACACCGTGGTATCAGATGCGCTGGTAATCTGACCCTGCGCATTGACTGTAATAGTTGGGATCTGAGACGCGCCGCCGTACGTAGTAGCGGTAACGCCGGTATTGGCAATATTAAACGTAGTAGCCGGGCTGAGGCTCAGTCCAGTGCCAGCGCTGTACACCTGAGCGCTGGATATTTGAGCAAAAGTAATCGCCGTTGTACCAAACGTGATCGTGCCCGTCGTATTGCAAACATACGTCTCGCCAGCGCCAGTGTTACCGTTTGTTACAAAAAACGCATCGCCCTGACCCAAAGAGTTAGGGCTGCTGGGCGCGTACGTATCCGCATCTGTAGCTCTGGTCAACACCCAGTTTGTGCCACCCGGATCAGGCGTTCCGACGGTGGTAACCGTGTACACACCGTTCTCGAAACCGTTTGTCTGGTTGTAGATCAACACCCGTTTACCGATAGTCATCAGGATGCCGTCGATAGTCAGCGCTGCTTTTGTTCCCGCGTTGGTCAGCGTAGCCCCAACACCTACACCTGGACCGCCCGGCTGGTTATACGTAGCGTTTAGGTTGCCCGCCGTGTTTGGCGACTCCACGTAGACCGGGGAGTGGTAGTGCAAAGATGCTGCCGCCGTTGTGTCAACATACTGTTTGTTAACAATGTCCGTGCTGTTGGACGGCGTTGTGCTGATGGTGCCCGCAGTCAACGTGGCCGTGTTAGCCGTCACCGTGTCAAAAGCAGACGGGGTAATGTATGTGCCCGCCGAGTTCAGATTGACCGATCGCTCAGCCGGGTAGGTAGAGAATACATTCTTCTGCCCAGCGGCAAAAGATACCTTGGCTCCGCCCGCGCTGGAGGCCAGAATCGTGTCACGGGTAAGCGTTGGGCCGGTCGTTGAGTACGTACCAATACCTACTTCCCAGTCCCCGGCAGTAGGATCAAACGCGGTGTAGTAGGTGGTGTTGGTGTTGCCAATGGCAGAAAAAGCCTGGTAGGAGAGAACAGCTCCGCCAAGGGTAAAGTCGCTTGTACCCGTTGTCGTGGTCGTTTCTTGGACCCGGTCTTTTAGAACTAAAGCCATCGTTTATCCTCAACACTTCTCTGTCACAACAAGATCCCACTCGGCATCTTGGCTGTTTTGGATAGCCTGCCAACTGGACGCTTGTGCGGACTGAATCACTGCCCAGCTTGCATTCTGGGTGGTGTCAATTATCGTCCAATTGCCGACGCAGACATTGCCCACTATACCCACCGCCTGTACCCCGGTCAAGTCGTTGATGTGGATAACGCCCATTGTGCCGACGAAGCCCGTGGCAAACACGCCGGTAAGACCGATAGTAAGCCCTGCCGTAACTGTGCCGACCTCGCCAATTGCTTCAACACCAGTCAGCGGATCAAGCGTATGGGACGGACTAACCGTTCCAACTTGACCAGTTGCCTCGACCCCAACCAGCGGTATCTCTGGCACAGGAACCATAGTCCCAACTGCCGTATACGCAACAGCCGGGTTGTGGTTCTGAGCACCACCCCAAGCCACGTCGTAGTAGCCAGCGCTGCCGGTGTCGCCGCCCCAAGTTACGTTACCCCAACCAATATCGTCGCCGGTGTAAAGGGCTACCTCGTGGATGTTTCCAACCGTGCCCACAAACCCGTAAGCAACATCACCCTCGGGGAAGGGGATAACGCCGGGAGTAACCGTACCAACACTACCAGTAGCCGATACGCCCGGACCAAGCAGCTGGCCGCCAACAACGTTGCCAACTGCTGTATCAATCTGGCTTGCGCCAGGAGAACCACCCCACGGCTCAACACCCCAACCGTACGCGCCCCAGCCTTCTATCAAGGCTACGGTATGGATAACGCCCAGAATGCCAACCTGGCCATACGCAACCTGGCCATCTGCAACGTAGGAGAACTCAACCGTGCCAACGGAGCCTGTGGCCTGATTGCCAGTAATAGCTTCGCTACGAGCGTAAATAACAGTACCAACGGCGGTAGTGCTGGACACACCAGAAATGGCAATCTGACGATCGCCCAAAGCAACGCTACCGACCGCGCCCGTGGCCTCAACACCCGGGACTTCAAAACCAGGAATTACGTCGCCAACTGCACCGGTTGCCTGGTTACCCGTAACAGCAACCTCAATCTCAGACAGTACGGTTCCAACCTGACCAAACGCTACATCCGGCTGAAGGCCCTGCGCGTAGAAAATGTCGCCAACTTCACACGTAGTCTCAACGCCGGTCAGCTCAATCTCGCGGTCACCAATACCAAGATCACCAACTTCACCCGTCAGCTCGACCCCGTCCAAGACCTGGGTGGCGATCATCTCGCCTTGCTCAACAAGCGCCTCTACGCCGGTCAAGTCAACAACGATACCGCCGTTCTCAATTGTGCCGACCTCTCCGGTAGTCTCTACGCCATCGAGTACCTGCGTGGCAACAACGTCACCAACCTCGCCAACTGCCTCAACGCCCGTGATTGCTACTTCAGTCTCAGGGAATGTCTGGGTAACAGCGCCGGTAACCTCGACACCAGAAAGCTCAATCTCAGCGCCACCAAACGTGACATCGCCCACCTCACCAGTGGACTCAACGCCTGAGATTTCTTGGGAGTAAGAAACGTCACCAACCTCACCCGTGGCTTCAACGCCGGTGAGATCAATGGAAAATTCGGGAGTTAGCGTGCCGACATCGCACTGCGCCTCGACACCAGAAAGCTCGACGTCAGCTGATAACGTGACATCGCCTACAGCCCCAGTCGCTGCAATTCCTGTGAGCGCAACAGATTTATCGTCGCCCGCAAGGGATGCGAACGGCGCTGCTGCAAATGGGGCTATACCCAGCATGGCCCTCCCCTAGACCGGGGACGGCTTACGCCAGACGGATAAGGGCGGTCGTGTTCGTGTTGGCAGGCATCGTCAGGGTAAACGTACCAGCCGTAATCGTCTGCGAACCGAAGGTATGAACACTCACTGCCTTGTTGCTCTGAGTCTGGTTGTAGATCAGAACAGTGTCGAAAGCCGTGGTCAAAGTCACGCCGGTGTACACCAGACTTGCGGACGGGGTCCAGTAAGCGGTGGTGCCCGAAGAAGTCGGGGGCGTAGCGTTGGTAACAGCAATACCGCCAGCTGAATAGCCGGGGCCGCTCACCTCACCAGTGGCAGTGTATGCCGTGGTGCTGGCGTTCAACGTAGCGGAAGCCAAGTACAACGCACCGTAAAAGGTGTCAGCCGTACCGGTTCCGCGCGTAGGGGCGGTGCCGAAATTATGCGTTGCTGTCAGCAGCTCCGTTTTGAACGAAGTGCACATTGCCTGGGTATTTGCCATTTTTCAGTCCTTTCAACCGATCATTGCGGCCACTCCGTCGGCCAGCACGTTTTTCTTCAACTCGACATGCACCGAGCGGTGCACCAACTCGCCGTCCAGCCAGAACTCAATCCAGCGTGTGAACTCGTTCTCATTATCAACGGAACCTTCTCGTTTTTCAAGCAGGTTCTCGTCCATGTATCCTTTGGTTGTTAGTACCAGTGCCATATGCTCTCCTTTATACCAAGCGAATAATTGATGTCGTACTACCCGACGTTGGGAACTGCACAACAAACGTGTTGGCCGAGGTCTTGGTTGAGCCAAAGTCCAACACACAAACTGCCGGGTTGCCACCGCCGTTTTTGTAGATCAACGCACCACGCGCCGTGATGGCGCCAGTCCAAGAGGCGTTGGCAAACGAGATGTACACCACTGCATTCTGTCCGGTCTGGTTACCAATCGTGGGCACTTGCGTCACTGTCAAAGCCAAGCCGCCAGCAGCATAGTTTCCACCAGAGGCTTCCCCCGTGGTGGTGTACGCAGTAGTGTCGGCATTGAGCGTAGCTGTGTTTGTATACAGTGCAATCTTAAACGTGTCCGTCGTGAAATCGAACGTGCCGTTCATCAAGCCGGTCTTGAAGGTATTGCAGGTGTAGTTGCCGGTGAAAGCCATCAACGCACCCCGTTATTCTGCGGCAGCGGCGCAACACGCGCCTGGCCACTGCGGTATGCGTCGCTACGCTCCAGACCATCGCCCAGACGCTGGGCCATCGCCATAGCTTCCTTGTATTTGCCGTCGTACAGCGCAATAAGGTCGGTCTCACCCTTCATGAAGGTGTACGCCTCAACCAAGCAACCGTACAGCAGTACCGTGTCAAAGTTGTCGCCAATCCAAGACGTGCCCTGGGCGTTGTTGACCTGCGCAATTGGCACAGAAAAATCAACCGTAGCCGTGCCGCCAAGGTAAGTAGCGTCGGCAGATAGGCTGTCGGCGACCGTGTACAGACAACCGGAGTTCTTAATGAATATCTCGTCTACTGCACCGCCAGTAACGACAATGTCAGCCACAGCCCCTTGGCCAGTGCCGCCCGTGAGCGGGACGCCGTAGTACTTGCCGTTCGTATATCCAGAACCGCCCACAATAACGCCTAGCGCGTTAATAGAGGACTGCACAATAGATTTGGGGTAGTAGTAGAAATGCAGCTCAACGTCGTAGTTTTGGTCGGGTGTAGGACCGACGATAAAAGATAGCTCGTTGGTAATAGTGCTACCAGATACAGTGGGACCAAATAGCGCATAGTACTTGGGCACGCCCGTGTCCGTGGTCGGATTGGGGTATGCCTGCCGGATGAAGTTAACGTCTTTGTTGAGGAGGTATTCGTACGACCCGTTGACGATAACCGCCAATGAATACGTAGAGAGATAGTCGTCTGGCGCAGACAAGTAAGGCACCGACGACGTCAGATGCCCTGTCATGTTCTTACGCAACGACGGGAACTGAACTGTGTTGTAAATGCGTTGCTCTGCCTGCTCGATGAAACGGTTGATCTGAGCGTTTGGCCCAATCACCGTCCCGTTCGAGAGGTACGTATCCGGGAACGAGTTCTCGGTATACGACTGAATAGCAGAAACAAGTTCGCTGTAGTTCATCTCAAGCCATCGGCCCGCGAGCCATCACGCCTTTGGTAGCGCACCCGGTACCACGGATTTTGATACCGTCAGTCTTGGTGCCTTTGTAGTCGTTACTGTGAATATTGGCGACAGCCACGTTGGCTTCACGCAAATATTTTTTGTTGTTCTCCACGCCAACGACGGGAGAAGCGGTTTTTGTGGGTTGCTTGTATGTTGCCATCTCAGCCTCCGCGACCAGAGCTGCGTTGATTAGCAGCGCGAGCCAGGTTACGGCCCATTGACATCATGGCCTTGGAGGTCACGCCGCCCTTAGCCAGTTTGGTCGGGGCCTTGCCCGGGTGCATGCGAGCTTCGTGCTTGTGCACGGCGGATGCCACCATTTTCTTGTCTTGCGCCAGGTCTTTCTTGTCCATGCTCGACTCCTTACGTCGTTACTACCGTTACTGTACCAAGTTCTACGCGGGACACCAAGTTATTTGGTGTTTCAACCGACGTAAAAAGC